GACCGTAGCCAGGTTCGTTCATCAAACATGCTGTCACGAACACACCTGCAATACAAGCGATGGATTTATAGTCAGGCACGTCAATAGATTGTCCTGTTGGTCTGCGGATTTGCCAATTTTCAGGCATATCGCCGCCACCTTGGACAACAACAAGACGACCAACATATTCGCCATTTTCTAATGCGGCAACTGGATTCAATACCAATACATCATCGCCGTTTGTGACCATTTGAACATGATGTGTGCCCGATGGCAACAATTCTAATTCGGCCCAAGTTTTAGTTTGGGTGTTGATGATTGACCCCTGTTGCTGTATGCGCATAACCGTAATGCCTGTTGCTGTTGCATACACAAGGAAATTACGCAAATACACAGCGCCTGTAATTGGTTCGTTAGATACCAAAGACCGATATGCCGATAGTCCTGGCGCACCGATAAGGGTATATTTTGATGTCGTCAGCGCATCGTGGCTTTTTTCAATTATCATGTTCAGCAAACGCTGAGAACTGAACGGCCTAGAACGCGACTGATAACTCTGTTGAGGTAAAGGTAAATCCATTTTAATACCCCCTTGGTGTTATGCCAATACGATAAGACGTATCTTCGTTATCGTGAAGCATGGCGTTCTCCATGCTCTTTGTGGCTTTTGCCTCCAACTCTTGTATGCGATTGCTTGGCACTTTATACTGGTGCCCCAGTTCAACCGCAAACGCATCTATTACAGCACTCATGTATTCATCGGGGAAATCTGGAATATCACGAACTCCGTCTAGGAGATGCAGAGACCTGACGTATGTGAATTGCAGATATTCCCCGAACTTTGTGGGTGTGCCCCAAACCATCATTTTGCCATCTTTGGCATCGCGGAAGAAGCAATATGTGACTGGTTCTCCATCAACGCCCCTATGTGGCAATTGTTCGTAATCTTTCAACGCTATTGCATCCATAGGCAATTGCGTTTGATTGTTGAAACCATATTTTACAACGTTCATCAGTTGTTGTGGTCTGCCAATCGGATTCCCACACAATAACGCGCTAACCGTTTCATGTGCCGCATTGTCGGCAACCAATGACATTTCAAGAACTTGGTCATCAGACACCGCATATAAGACATCGCCAACAAAGAACATGTCAAAGACCTTTCCGCTGACGATTGCCTTATTGACCCAATCAGGTTCAAACTTGTTTGTCATAAATATCTGTGAGCACAACGGTTCAGCATCTATTGCTGGCAAATCATATACCGAAATGAAAGCGCACCCTTTGCGATACGCCCAAGCCGACTGATTGCTCTGCGTAAATGGCATCTGTTCAAAATTGACACCATCTTTGGAGAACGAACAAACCTGAGAACTGTTGATGTTTAATAATCTGTCTCCTACAACACATCTGTTTTCAGAATAAACTGGTATCTGTTCAAAGTGTTCCATGTCCAATGTGACAGTCGTATAATTGCTTCCAATATACAACTTGCCCTTGAACTCAACTGGGTTCTTTACAGATTCTAACCCTAATGTATCGTATGGTTCGCCAAAACTAACAAAATCGGCTGTTTTGACAATAGTTCTTGATACGCTAGTAGGGTCTGCTTCCGAAACAACATAATACGCGCCAGCAAACGGAATTACCGCCGCTACGTCTGTTCCGCTAACCAATGTGACAGGTGTTGTAGTTGAAATGTTGTATAACCCCAAGGATGTCATCAAAACAACGACACCTTCGTTAGAGGTATAAATGCCTTTCAGTTCGCCCGAAATGTCCGTAATGTCGTATGCTGTCCAAGACCCACCTAATGCAGAACGATAATACAGGTATTTATTGTCAGAACTGTCTTCAACTAACAACAATTGCAATGAGGCAGATTTGCCAAAACCTATAATCACAGGGTCTGTCAATGCTGTAAAATCTCCAACAGAAGCAACAGTATTCATAGAAACCGCTCTGTCGGCAAAAATATACGCATCAGAAACATCTTGTAATGCCACGCTTGACACAGGTTCGTCTAAATAAACCTGGTTGCTAACTACGCGAACCACATTATATGATTTTGCCAAAGCATCCTTTAAGGCAACTGTGACAGGTTCAAATGGCAATTCGGCATCAAAAGTAATACGAATTGGCGATAATGGCGCATCAGCAGATACAGTTGATGCGTTTATGTTTTGTCCAAACAGCACCGTTCTTGATGTCACAGCCCCCGCTGGCGCGGCTGGCGAAAATGTAATTACTTTCGTTGATGGATTAAACGCAGATATTGTCGCTCTATACCAAGCGCCCTCAAACTTAAACATCAGGTTTTGACCAACGACAGGCGCGGCTTCATACGATTGTAATGTCAAGGTTGAAAACGATGTGTCCATCGCAACCATATTCATATCGCCCAGCGCAAACAAACCATAATAAACTGTGTCGCCATAATACACACCCATATCAAGCGGGTTTGTCAGCCAAACAATCTTATTTTCGTAGTCAATAGCCGAAATCGTATTGGTGCTAGACATTGTGTTGTTATAAAAACGAATTGTTTGCCCAACAGACATGCCCGACAAATCACTTAAAGACACTTTAATAGCCCCTACGGTATCAAAAGACACCACAGTAGCCAATTTGATGTCCGAAAACGCTTCTGTCGCCATCTTGTATTCGTTTTTCTTCGGCAACAATGGCATATACCCTGTTTCCATTGTGAATAAACGAAATCCATCGTTATTCATAGATTGCAATAAACAATTCAAGTTATACAAGGCATCATCAACCTCTGCCGCGGTCAAGTCGGTTTCAGGTGTTATAATGCCTGCTAATTTTGCTGATTCATGAATAATGCGTTCTGCTTGTTTTTGTAGCATAGCAAGCCCCTATAATTTATTCCAATCTGTGAGAGATGGCTCTTCCTTTAATTTCCAAGGGCGAGGATTGGGCACACTACGCTTTTCAACAGGAATCTTAAACGGCATTTCCTGTGGATTACGAGGTTCCCAGCATTGTTTGCAAACTCTCTCATGTTTCCAATTGAAAACGGTTTGGCTCGCATACATAACGCGGCCACATATATCGCACATGACTTTATATTCGCCTTTAACGTATGGTAAGCGAGCCATAACCGCCCTCCTAACTTAGCCGATTAAACACCAGCATTTCCGTAGATAGCACGCCAGTCGTTGCAAGTGTGTGAATAACGTTCGCGCGCTGTCACTATAACATCCTTGGTCAAGAAATCAGTATCTACGTCAATGACAAGGCCTTTACGTTTATACATAATCAAACCGTCAGCAACGTCTGTCTGAACAAACCAAGCGTTTGCAGATGTCAAATATGGAGTGCAGATAACACCCTTGATTATACCATCGTTCCAAACGTTGATGTTGTTATAGTTAGTATTGACCAATTTAGAGGATTTCAAGATTTCTTTGATTTCCAATTCTTTTGTAATTGGTGCAATAATGTTTTTCAAAGAAACGTCAATTGGCAATCCTTTGTCGTCTTTCGCTTGACGAGCCATGTAATACATAGCACGCAATGCCGCATCAGAGATGTCAGCCGCGATAGCCGCTTTATTGGATTGGTTGCCCGATTCTGTTGGGTGGGCGTTAGAGCACAATTCAACTCCATCGCCAAAGGTGTAAGAGTTGTTGAAAGCGCGGTTCAAGATATTGTGACCAACGATTTCTTTTGTTGTGCGCATAGAACGTGCCAACATTGGTGTCAATTTACCAATTGTTTCTTTGTATTGGTTGTCTTCACGTGCTTCTTCTGTTATACGATAACCCAAAGCCCATGTAGTATGAACAACGCGGTTGCTATAACCTTGTTTTGCATTGTCCATTGTGATTTCAGCACCCGATTCTTTTCTGCGTGCCAAGCCCATACCTGTCACTTGAACAGATGTTTCAGCATTTTTGGTAGAATTACGAGTTTCAAAAATGCGTGTGGCATATAATGGGTGTTCTTTGTAGGATGCGCCGAAAATACTGCGAATACCTGGTTCCAATAATCTTGGAAAACTACCTAATGTCATAGTCATCTTGTCACTCCTAACTGTTTATGCCTGTTGCACCGTTTTGTTCGGTAGAGGCGTTGATTTTTACTAAGTATTCAACATCGCCATTTTCGTTCAAGAAAGAACTTACAACATGGAAAGGCAAACCTGCTGTTGTAGCAGACCCCTTCAAAGTGACGTTTGAGTGACCACCCGCTGGTGCGACATAGTCAAATCCACAGTTGCCACCTACATTGACAGTTTGTCCTGATTCTGCGCATACTTTGAATACTGCGTTGATGTCATCCATTACATAAACGACACGAGCCGTTGATGCTTTACCTTGGTCTGCCATTTTATCGTATGGATTTGTTGGCATGATACCAACCACGATACCAGTAATAGCAGTAGCAGATGTGACATCTTGATAATTTACAGCACAATTAGGAATAGAACCTGCTGGAATATCGTTGATAGCAGATGCGTTCATGCCTACTGTGCGAGTGACGACATCCCCGATAGCCACAGCATGAGAATCAGTTGCAGGTATGAAATAAGCATGAACCCCACCGAAACCTTTGCTGTTCGCGCTACCAACAGGGATGAAGCCGTATGTTTTTGTTGCATTAGCCATAATTACACTCCCTATGTAATTGTTAAACGTGATTATTATTCGTGGCTCAAACTAAACATACCCTTCTAACCCTTGGGGTGTGGGATTTCTCTTTCAACGACTATTCTTGCATAAAAAAATCGTCTTGTCAAATAAAAAAACGCCCCGAAGGGCGTAATTTTAATCTTCGCCTGTCAAGGTTTCTTCTTTGTTCAAAGCGACATCGGTAATGCTTGCCGATTTATCAAACTTTAAGCCCTTAGGTGCATCTTTAAGTTGTTGCATCTTTTCATCGGCCAATAACTGCATTTGCGCTTGGTCTTCCTGAAACAATTCTTCTTCAATGCGCATCAAGTATGCCCAAGCAGGATTGTCTTGACCTGTGGCGAACTTTATTGCTTCGCCTGGCTTTTGGTTTAAGTATTTGGCTAATTCAGGGTCTTTAACCAATTCATAGCCACGCGCTTCTAAACCTGATACACGACCTGGCTTATCATTGACGATGCAATAATGAAAGCGAGGGTCTAAAAAGCGTTCAGGCACATCAAATGGATTGTCTATACCTGCCGCAGATACGTTAGCGCGCATAGCACGTTTTTTAGCCAAACGTTCTTGATATTCTTTTTCGGCTTTGTCTTCCTGTTGTTTTGCCAGGGCTTCCTGAGCCGCGATTTGTTCTGGTGTCATATTTAATCTCCTTTTCTAAAACTACGTTTATAATCTGCCCACTCTTTTGCCGCGGCGGCATCGGTTTTGCGTTTTGCGAACCAAGGTCTATCTTCAATAATTTCAATAGCCAGTTTCTTTTCTTCCGCAGTCATAGAGTTCCAGCCAGCAAATTCGTCATCGTCATCTTTGCCTTGGGTTGTGATGTTGTTTGCCGATGGGCGAGCAACTGGGGCAAATGATGGTGTTGTGCGAGCCGTTGATGCGCTGGATGGGTTGTTAGAACGACCAAATAAGCGTTCTTCCATATATGCGATACGCTGGTCTGTATTTTGGTCGCCATTTATAGGCAATGCCAAGAAATCGCCTGCTTCCTTAAAGATTTGGCGTTGTGCCAATGTCAATTTTGGCCACATTTCATCACGCCATGCCTTTTCGCGCGCAACGTCAATTCCCGCAGGTGTGACAACTGTATCGCCTGCCACCTGTTTCAATTGTTCGTTGTTTTCCAGGTCTTTCATTTCTTGTTCCGTAAGTTTCGTTTTGAGTTTGTTTTCAATGATTCTTTCGGTCAAGGCCGCCGCTTTTTTAGAATCGGCAAGATAATGCGCATCCTGTAATTCTTTTTCCAAATCTTTATTTTCTTGTTCCAAACGAGCAATTGTGTCTTTGTATTGCTGTGTTTGCATTTTCAAGATTGTTGGAATCGTGCTTTTCATAGAATCCATCTGCTTGCTCAAAGAACGCAATCTTTCGCGCATAACAGGTGCTGATTCTTCGGTAATACGGATGAACTCTTTCGGGTCGCGCCAATCCTTTGGGTCGCCACGAAATCTTTCTTTTGGTGTCCATCCCATATTTTTTGCCAAAACAATATCATCTTCGGTCACACCATGCAAAGCGGCAAGTTCGGCATTGGATTTCATGCCTGTTCCCGCATCAAGTGTTCCGCCTGGATTATCGTTGTTTGCACCTTTACCTTGGCCTTTGTCCAAATCGTCTTCGGTATCATCAACCTCTATGCCTTTGTTGGCAGGAGGAGTTTGTTTGTCATCGCCTTTATTGTCGGCAGGTGGGTTTCCACCTTGGTCAATAACATCAGCGGTGCCCGATTCCAATTCGGCATCATCAAATTCAATAACTACATCTGACATCATAACTCTCCTATTTTTCTTTCTTCTTTAATGTGGCTATCAACTGCTTATCATCCATGATGCGCAATTCATAACCATCCGCCGCGCCATTGTCTGAGCAATCTTTTGCTGAAACAACGGTGCCCGAATACTTTGCGAAAATAACCTCATCGCCAACCTCACAAAAATCAGCGTTAGGCCCTTTCTTTAATACCTCCCCAATAATTCTACCGCGTAATTCGGTTCCAAGTGATGTTTGGGTCATAATAATACCACCATCGGTCTTGCCGAACGGAAATGTAATCCTAACCAAAATGTTGTCATCTAGCGGTTGAATATCTTCCACCCTGTCGGACGGAACTAAAAGTTTTTCATAAAATTGGCTCATAATTCTACTCCTAAATTGGCTTTAATTAAACGTTTATATTCTGCGGTATCACTTGCGGCTGTTTTCAAGCGTTCTGTAATGTCCTCAGGTTTCAACGTTAGCAATTGGGTAAGAATACTTTCCATACCGTTCAAATGAGCCAACAAAGCCATGTCAATCTTATCAACTGGGTTTGATATGATTTCCATTTTTTGACGTGCTATGTCGTATTTTGCCACACGCAAGTATTCTAAAAACTTTTGTGTGATGGGCTGTAATTTCCACTCCGCCCAAGCGTTATCTGACAACAATAAATTGTCCATCTGCATCTCCTTTTACTTTAATCTGTTGCCAATCCGTTTTTGTTCATTTGAGTTTTGATATTGACACGAACATCGTTTGGTTCGGTGTCGCCAACACCCTCAACGCCTTCTTCAACGGATTGTTCTAGTTTTTCGCCCAAAACACGCCCAATAGGTGTTCCGAACGAAATCCCGACAGAATCCATAAGCGCCTTCAATTCGTCTGCGAACATAGACGTATCGGATTCTTCTACCGCAACCACCTTGTCGCCCATCTGCTTCGGCACTTTCTTCAAAGCCGCGTTCTTCAAATCCAACATGGACTTGGATGCGCGCGCCATTGTTTCGCTGTTCGCGCGTGCCAAATCTCCGATACCTTGGTCTTTCGCGCGTAGAGCCAAAGCCAATGCCTGCATTGTTTGGGCTTTCAACAGATTCAGTTGAGCGCCTTGTATCGCAACAGCCATCTTTTCGGCTTCGGATGGTTCTTTTGGTATAACTGTTGATGGGTCTATGCCAGCATAATCAAGCACTTGCATAGCCGCCAATGATTTATCAACCAAGCCCTGTTGTGCCATATCTTGCAGTTGTTGGGCTTTTGTTGCTTTGCTGATTGTTGTAATCAAGTTCGGGTCTGATACTGGGATGACCGAACCAATCAACTTAAAGTCCTCTGCTGTTCCCTCAGGGCCAACGATAGATTGGTATTCTTGTAAGTTCGGGTAGCGAACAAACCAACTCAAAATCAGGCGCAATTCTTGTGTTAGCGCTTGGTGGAATCTCTTATAAACGGATTTTAACCCTGTCATGCCGTTTTCAATAATCGCCATTGACGATGTGGCAGACAAGTTAGATGGAATCTGTATGTCTTTAATTTGTGCCGCACCCGCCATTTGAGCACCAGCATCACGCAACATATTCAACAATTGGAACGTTGTTGCGCTGGGTTCTGTCTTTGGTAAAGGCAAGATGTTTTCGGCCAGTTTGCCCGCATAAGAATTGACGGTTTTCCACTCGCCAGGCGAGAACGTATTAGAACCTTGCGACAAACGCACGTTCTTTGACATCCAACCAGCGTTTGTATTGTTCAATGTTCCAGCATCAAGCAATTGGTTGATAGACGTATCTACCGCCTGATTTATCGGCAATAACAATTCGCCAAGACCCAGCGCATAGATTGAGCCATCAAGCGATTGCATAAATGCAAACTCCGCAAAGAAATCAAATGGGTCAATGCGATAAATAATCGTTTTGCCATCTTTGTCTATGCGTGAAATACAGGATTCGTCATATCTTGGAACGATGCGAACAATCTTAGACACTTTCGGCAAGAACGTCACGATATATGGTTCTGAATAACCATCGCCGTCAATATCGCAATACACATACCCTTCAACAACCTCAAACACATCGCTTTGCGCTGATGGTTGAATATCTTCATCGCGAACCTTTGCGCCAGTATCAACAACATAATCGCCTTCCTGCGACAATTCTTCTTCATTGACACCGCACCATAAGCCCGAGCGCAAATAACCAACAATGTCGCGGCGCTTTCTAGTCATGCGATGGAAATAATAACTCGCTTCCTGTAAAGTAGCGGATTCATTTGGAACAAACAAATCTTGCGGAAATACCAATTCTGAACGGACTGACATTATTTCAGGGTCAAAATAAACCTTTTTCAACATCAAACCATTTACAGGCATAGCCGCGCACAGTTTATCAAGATTTACCGACCATCCAGGAACCTTTTCAGCCAGGCAGTAATTCAAATACATAGCAAGGCGTTTGCCTGCCGCATAGTCCTTGTGTTCGGTATAAAACTTAGTTTTGACAACATCGCCATCCTGCCACACAGCAGGGTAAATACGGCTCGCAAAATCTATGCAAGCATTAGTTATCAAAGGAAACTTTACATTTGCCGCTTTCGGCCATGGGTAATCTTTCTGTTCGTATAACTGTAAGGCCTCTTTGTTGGCTTCTTTCAGTTTTTCATTACGTTCAGTTCTTCCTGACACAAGGTCTTTATAATGCGTATCGCAATAATCATAATACCCTGCCAAAACTTTTTCATCCAAGAAACCCGCGATGTTGGTTGGGTTATCAAGGATTTTTTCAATAGACAAATGTTTAGCCATTTTTAATCTCCCCAATCAAAGCGACCATCGGAACCTGGTATTCTCTGAACCGCATCTTCAATCTTACGTCTCCAATGTTCAGCAGGTGCTTCGCTATATGCGCCCGAATAGATGTTTTGAACAATGTTGCGGTTTATCATACGTTTGCGACCCTTTACGGCTTCGCTGTCGTCATCATTGACAGATTGCCAACCAAACTTTGCCAAATCATACGCTTGGTCAAAAGTTCTAGGCGCACCGCCTGAAAACAGGTATGCCATCGCACGAGATGCCATATTGGTATCGCCATATAAATCTTTCAGGGAATAACCGCGACTTTTGCCGCTTTTATCGCTTACTGTTGTTTTGTGAGTGATGGCGGATGATGCCGCATCCATCAAAGCCCACGCTTTATCTTCTGCTGAGGAATCCAAATCGTCAAATGTGATTCTCACACCGTTTTCTTTATTCAACGCTGCCTCCTATATTACACACCAATCACTATTTCACACTTTTTGTCATAAGTCAAGTATTTAATAACCTGTTGGCGTATTACTTGTGTTTTTGAACTCTTGTCTGTCAATATAGTCATCCATGTCCTGTTCGTAGATGTCGCCTTTGAACAATTGGAACGCATCGTGAAGATAACGGAACGCATCCGCACAATCGCAGTTTCCGCCTGAATCATGTAAAGGTTCGGTCAAATAGCCACCATCGGTTGCTTTCTTTCTACGATAGTTTGCCAATCTCTTTAATCCGTCAGGCACACCTGATTCAGGGTCGTTATTAAAGCGACAATCGCAAATGAACTTACCTGTATCATAGACATCGCGGATTTTATTTTCGGTTTTCGGCAACACAACAACATTGTAGCCCCATCCTTCCAGTTGGCTCGCCAATGAAGAATCTTTATCGCGGAACGATGAATTGTTAGCATCGTGCGGCAAAGCAAGGAATCTAAAATGCCATCCGCGCAATGAAAACTTTTCAAGGAACCAAGCGATGTCGCCCTTGCGAATCTCCAAATACCCAAATATGCGCGGTTCTTCGTCAATGTATTGCGCGCACCAACAAGCCGCAAGGTCGGAGTGTCCAATATCAAATGCCACAAAAGCAGGATGGTTGGCGATATATGGAGTGTATTTAACACGATGGTTGGCTTCCATGATGGCCAGCGGACGACCCCAAACCTGACTTTCGGTTGTTTGTTCAAACGCCTCAGCCGCAACAGTTGGGTATTCTTGTTTCATCTTGAAGCCCAAGATACGCGACATAGCCACATACCAGTTCTTTTGTTCAGGACGTAATTCTATACCGTATTTTTCTTTCAATTCGGTAAAATACTTGGATGAATCAGAATCTATTCCCCCGATTGGTTCCTCAAACGATTGGAACTCGGGCGAGTGCCACCAAGAATAAAAGTGCCGTTGGAAAGTGTTCGGGTCTTGTGGCGCATCTGCCGCCTTGTTATTGTAGGCATCGTAAAAGTCGCCCACCGCACCTTCGGCGGTTGATTCAATAAAACAGGTTCCATTTGGAATCAAAGATGGCAAAGTTCCAGTCCAAAATTCGTGTGTCTTTTCAGGGTCTTTGATGTAGGACTTTGCCATTTCTGATGAGTGAATACGCGTAGCCGTTGCGGAACGTGCAGATACTGTGACGGTTATTTTGGAATTGTTGTTGAACATAAACTCGTTTGCGTTGGTTCGTATAACCTTGCGTTCCGCCTTGATTTCATCAGGCAGGCGTTCGTAAGCGAATTTAATTTTTGTTTCCATAATGTGAGATGCGGCATCTTTGTCCTGCGCGATAATAAAGACGTTTTCATTGGAATTGAATATCGCATAGTCCAAAAACAGCAACTGAATCAAGGTAGAAAATCCTAACTGGCGGGATTTACATATTACGTGACGAGGGTGTTTCAGGTGCGCAACATATAAATCCGCCTGTTCGGGTTTCATTTGGAAGGTCACAACCTGCATGTTTTTATCAACAATCTTATACAGGTTGTTCATCCGCCAAAACTGATTCATAAACTTTTCTTCGCTTGACCAGTTTTCCATCTGCGCCAACATAGCAGGCACATCAGGGTAGCCACTATCTTTCAAACGAATAACCTTCACTTGTGGCATGTTAGTCCTTTAACGCATCGTTTAATTCTTCTTCAAAATAGTCGCACAAACGTTCATACATCCTTGATTTTGCGCGGACTTTTGCTTCGTCTATGCTGTCGCCTGTGCCAGTAATAACAATATGAACGCCGTTGATTTCGGTGTCAATCGTATATTCAACATGGCTCAATTCAGGAACGTTTTTAACTGTATGGGTAATTTTCATACGGTTCATAGGTTTTGCATCCATCTTAAATCTCCTTACTTATTTCGCATGAGGTATCAACAGCGCAAGGAATATCTGATGGTATTATAATCGGGCCAGACAAAACGCGTTTCATGGCCTTTTTTAATTCCAAAATCTCAAAGACATAGTTTTCATTGTCTGCGTTGTTGATTGTTTTTACTCGGCACAAATCAGGGTTATCATCATATTTGTCAAACCACTCAATTTCTCCAAGGTTCAATGGAATAAGTTTTGTCGTTTCTTCTACAATCTGATGAGAGCCGTCTTCGTTCGTGGTTTCAATAGCATATTTCAAAAACATGCTTTCGTCAGTTTTGAACACGTTTGTAGTAAGCCAATATCTCATTGCTTCAAAAGGTGTTGTTGTCAAACAGTCCATTTTATTCTCCTTTGTTGTTTTTGTCCATTTTTCTCATAAGAGCGCCGATGCTATCGGCATCTCCTGTCACTTTGACCGAAGCGGACTTGTTATGAGTGACATTTGGCACCTTTCCTTCCGTTCGGTTCAAAATCTCTCTAATTGCGGACATGTCGCCTGCTAAGGCCTTGTTCATTAGCACCTTCGCTAGCGCTTCCGCATTGGTTGCGACCCTTTCGCCAACCTTGAAAAACGGCATCGGCATTTCCATAAGGTCATTTAAGGCATCTGTCGCTTTAACCTTGCCTAACCGTTCCTCAAAATCTTCCTGGGTTCCGTCAATAGCGCGAACCGCCGCCAACATCGGCAAAAAATTGCCTTTTAACGCCTCAGATGCTACTTTCGGCGAAAAACGCGGGCGATAACGGCTTTCATCTTTGTCAGAATCGTTGATGATTTCGGGCTCAATGGGCTTTTCTTCCGTTGGAGTATTATCTCCAATGATTTCTGCCGAGACATCTGTTGCTGGTATTTCATCACTTGGTTCCCAAGACGGCGCTTGTTCATTTCGCATCTCCCTCTACCTCTTTCTTCGGCATTGTTTGCATCAACAATTCTTCCCTGCGAGCCAAAATAGAAGCCCGATGCGGAGTTAGTTTTATCTCTTTTAATACCTCAGTCAAATAAGGTTCAGCCAAAACTGCGCTGGCTTTGCGCAATTCTTCACTTATCGCATGCGGATTACGATAAATCTTCAATTCACGATAATACTTATGAACTTGACGAAGATATTCCTCCTCTTGACGACATACAGGCCGCACAGAAAAATAATTTGATTTAGATTTTGGGGATTTTTGTAAAGTTTCCAATAATCTCTCCTTTCTTTCAACCGCTACTATAACATAAATTAAAAAAAAGTCAAGTAAAAATTAAAAAAATGTAAAACAAAATAATTTTGGACAAAAAAACAAGAGAGAGGGGAACAACCTTGGAGAAAAATGATAAAATGAACGATAAACAAAGGTAAGGACAATGAAAGGAAAAGCACAGAAAAAGCCGAATCCAACCAAACCCTCTCTCTTGCGACACACTATATCATAAAAAACATTAAAAATCAAGTGCTAACAGTCGTCTAATCAAAGCGGGCTTCGCTTCGGTGCTACGCATTGAGTGTCCAAAACCTGCTTCGCGGCACAAATCGCCAAAAAGACCTTCGTGCTGATGTTCGGCTTTGAACAACGCTTCCAATTCAGACCGTTTGATTTCTTTGTTCATGTATTTCAAGGTATAGCGCGACAAACAATGCGCATGGATTAGTTCATGAAGGAGAGTTGCCAAAATGTCTTTTTTAGCAATTAAATCAGCCGACACTTGAATCAAACCATACCACTCTTCTTTTTCTTCATCGTATTCCAACTTGAATCTTCCCTGAGTATTTACATCCAAATCGTCCGTCAGTTGATAACGCAAAGGAAACCAAGTTTCTAAATTGAAAGAATCCATCAAGCGAGGAATCATCATGCTAGACCAATCAGCCAAATCATCCCAACTTGTCCATTTTTTGTTTCCGCTAGTCATACCAGCCGCTTTCTTTACCGTCATTTGCATCTCCTTTTTTTACATGTCGCCTACCATGCTGACTAATTCAGCATAATTGTTGCTAATCAGCCACTCCGCAAATCCTTGAACGTCAGGAATCAACGAAGAACCATCTAATTTCCAAGGCAACGAAACCATCGTGGTATCAGTCCGAGCCGTAGCATAATAACTCGGCCCCCAATATACCATCTTCACAACCGCATCACTCCAACCTTCATCCCTAGCAATGCCTTTCTTCAATTCAGCATCTTTGGACGTATGAAATAAACCATAACCATAATGTCCGCATTGGTGGGAAGATTGGTAAGAACTTGTAGAAACGTCACAATGAGCGCGCGCTTCCCCAAAATGAAACGCCTTGCCCCTGCTTGGACTATAAACGATATATGCCGCATGGCACTTTTCCATCAACTGCTGTAATGAACAAACTTTTATCTTGACAGTCATTATTCAACCCCCGCAGTTAAAGTATTCAACTTTGTATCAGTCGGCCCCGATAAAAATGTAGTGAAACAACAATAAATACCGTTCTTCCAATCCTCTTTCGTCAAATACGTGTTGGAAGAATCTTCGTTGCTAATATACCACTCCCGCATACCAGCAATAAACATCTGCTTGGAAACATTAGTAAAAAAACCATCGGTGTAATTGTCCATAATAACGTGACTGTTGATAATATCTCTACGCCGATATTGCGGTTCAACCGAAACCTCATGACCACCAGCAAAAACGCCATCATGTAATCTTAAAACTTTGTTCGTGGTGTCAAAAGTGACCTCGCCAGCAGCACCTGTAAAGGTTTTGTGCTCTGCCTCCGTTCCCCTTCTAATCTGAACCTGTCTTGCATCAGACATGATAACCCTCCTGGTCTTATGCCCCGATGATAACATAACACACCATAAATGTCAAGAAAAATTACCCCTGCTGTTTCCAGCAAGGGGTTTAGAAAAAAACGTTGTTGCTCGTCTTTCTCTATGTCTTGAAGAAGATGTGGCGGCTAACCTAGGTCACGAAGCGCTCGCTGATGTCGCCACGATAATTTTGTATAACATTTTTTGCGCTGGTTGTCAAGCGATTTTTTTTTGCGGCGGGATTTTTTTCGGGGCGATTTTTTTGGCGGGCTATTTTTATAGCCAGGGCGATTTTTTTGGCGGGGTTTCAGAAGGGGGTTCCCACCGCATCGCAACCTAACTCAACTTTAACCATATACCCCTAAATAATATCATATTCACTTGTGATTTATTTTATACCATAGCATAGCCATATCATCCACCACCACACACCACACCATAGCATAGGTATATCGTAGCCATATCTACACCATAGCATAGCCATATCATTTTAGACGATACAACACACCGCAAAAAATAATCGCTTGCGCCGGGGTATAAAAACAGAACAAAAAATGAACGGTCTCTCGCGTGCGCGTGTGCGTGCATATACGCGTAGCGCGTGAATACCCCTATTTTTTAGGGTAAATTATACTATAATATAAACTTTTGTTATATTAGTTATACATTTTTACGCGTGGATGATTACGCGGGCGGGCGGATGATACGCGGAAAAGCCCTAGACAAAAAATATATTCTGTCAAGTATATTTTTACACACACAAAAACCTATACATTTACGCGGACAAAATAAAAATGTATAAACAATATAACAAAAACTTATATTATAATATAATTTTACACTTTTTTTGTATATCTCACGCGTAGCGCACACCCGCACACACGCGCGCACATATACGCACGCGCACACACGCGCGAAACAA